TCAAGAACGACTTCCACGATCTGCGGCTTAATGCCAAGAGGGACGCCTGCGACAGCGCCAGTTACGGTATAAGTAGCCATCTATGCCTCCCTTACAGTGTGATAACGGAACGAACGAGGGATTCCGGGCGCATGACCTTACGGCCAAATACGTGGAGTCCGCGAACGATATCGCTAAAGGTTTCAGTCGAACGTACAACTTCAGTCTTCGCAATGTGCGAAGCAGTTGCAGTTGAGGACATGTGACCAGCAAGCACAGGGAATTCACCTGCACCAAGACCAGTTACGTCCACAGTATCAGTGCCAGCAGCGTTCATTGCGGTTGACTTGTAGCAAGCAAAACCAGCAATGTTGCCCTGCATGACGAGGCCATTACGCAGCGGCGAAGTGCCGTCACCAGTGACCTGTACTTCTGCGAACTTGGCACCTGCGCCAAACAGTGTCTCGTAGAAAGCCGGTGCAGCGACGAACCAACGGTTCTCTTCCGGAACCGACTGATCATCAAGGGCACGACCCATTTTGAGCATGATGTTGACGAGGTTGTCGCCAGTTTGCGAAGTCAGAGGCGAACCAACTGTACCCAGTCCAGTGACTTGCTGTACAGATGGGCTAGACTCTGAAGAGATACCCGCACCGTCGAACATCGCGGTGAGGATATTGCCGTCATACTTACGCTTCAGCGAGTATGCACCCGAAGAAGTAGCAAGGGCTTCGAAGTTGACGTGCGACTGACGCTCTTCAATGTCGTCAATCTTAAACGCAAAAGCATTCGCTTGATCGACCACCATAGTGATCTGATCGTCAGCAAGGTCTTGCGGGTTCACTACCGCGCCACGTGAGTAGCTAGATACGGTAATGGTTGGTTCTTTAATGATACGTACTGTATCGCCAAAGTTCTCAATTTCGCCAGCGTAGTCGGTATTCGTAATATCTTCTGCAACCGAAGCACGACGGAAGAATTTGAGAACTTTTTGGCTAAATATTTCCGGTGTAAAGTTACCGGAAGGCAGGTTATTGTGACCTGACACGCTATTAAAAGCCATTAGTCATTCCTTCCTTGAGGATTAAGAGTTGTAGTCTATTCGGCCTTCTGTACGAGCCGTATCGAGTTCAGCTTCAAGCTTTTCAAACTCCCACGGTTTCATCTTGCCGATTTCTGAAGCTTTCCACATGCGTCCGTCTTTGCCTGCAGTCGCAACTTCCCGCGCTGCGGGCTTTGTTACGGACTCTGCCGCAGAGGCGGACTTACTGGATTTCTTCTTTGTTTGGCCTATGTCGGCCTTGTAAAGGTCTATCACTCGTGCCGCTAACTTGGCATCTGTGTTATTCTTGTAGATACCGTCAGCTATCGACGAAGGCTGCTCTTCTAGCCAAGAGACAAACTTTTCCTCTTGCTTTAGAGTGTCAAAGTCGGGGTGATAGCCAAGAAGTTCTTGATAGGCGCTCTGCTTTTCAAGGTTCTTCTCCCGCTCTTTGATTGTACCTAATTCTTCACGAAGTTCGGACAACTGAGATTCCGACTGCATTGCAGAAACAGTCTGTACGACTTGAAAAACTTCCGGATACTTTCTCTTGAATTCATCAAGTTCTTCGGCTGTTTTGGGGGCTTCTACGCCACTAGGCATGTCAACCTTCCTTTCTGTCATGGCCGTCCGTAGACCATCGATTTCTGCCTTAAACTCTCCGACTTTAGTATCATAATGCTTCTTCAAGTCATCATAACGCTTCTTGTAGTCGTGTTCTGTGTCTTTCTTAGAATCGACAAAACTAGTTGCACTTTGTGGAGTAGCCTCTTCGGGGTCCGCGTCTTGTGCTTCTACAGCTTCATCATCATCATCATCTTCGTGATTTACCTCTTCCCGGTATTTACCGCGATACAGGCTTTCGTCGTTAATCGTGCCAAAAGAATCATTTGGTTTATTGGCACGGGCACCTCTTACTCGTTTCGCCATTTGTTTTACCTCACTTGCGGGGCCACTTGGCTGTGGGTAGCCGCTCCGGTTGTGTCGGGGCCGATACTACGGGTAGCCGACTAATCTCTTGTAGGTTTGGGCGTAGGCAGTGTAACGTCTGCCATCATTCCCGTCTTTTCTGCCCGCCGGGGTGGCGGGGGCGTGGGCTTTGTATGAATCGGAACACGTTCACCCGTACGAGTGTCTACGTAATGCGAATCATCTCCCCCTACATATTTATCAAAAGAGTGGGCCATGCCATCGTTCTCTTCTAGCCACTTCATAGTCTTTTCGGCTCTGTTGCGTGTGGCAGACCCTTTGTTAGTTTTTCCGGCAATCCCTGCTTGAAACGCGGAATATACATTGCCGGTATTCACTAATTCATCCATAAAAGACTTGCGGATTGTTAACTCTAAGCCGCCGCCTTTCTTCTGCTTTGTCTTAAAAGCGCCCACGTAAAACTCTGAAAATACAGCAGCACGGGCAGCATCATTGTGGGGAACGGGCTTATTAAGTTTGCCCATGACGTTTACGAAATCCTCATACTTAGCCCGCTGTACAGTAAGGTTCAAGTCTTCCAGCACACCCTCTTCTTTTTCCGTAAACTTTAGAGGGCGTCCCTGTGACTTTTCGTACGACAGTGCGTCTCTAGCAGCTTTGCCCTTTTTGTTTAGATACGGAGTGAAGCGGGCTATCAGATCATTATCAAGACCCATTCTCTCCAAGTCTCCGGGCTTATGCTGACCAAGATCGAAACCTCGACCAATAGTCACGCCACTGTTATTCTTACTATCGCCCGTAGGCACATATCCTTCAAACTTATTATCTTCTAGAATTTGTAAAAGATCAGTAGTTAAATTCTCAAACTCTGTTGGCTCCGGCAAAGGAGTGGATGGAACGGCAGGACGTGTATCCGTCGTAGGCGGAGGAGAAGCAAAGCCTTCATTTGAAACAGTCGGCGCTTCTTGGGCTGGCAACTTGGGGTTGGTAACTACTGGTTCTTCTTTTATTCCCAGTATTCCGCGAAGAAGGTCTACGAAACCGCCCTGCGACATACCTATAAATCCACCCTCTGCGGCCTGCTGTACTTGTTCAGCCTCTTCGATACGTTGTTTAGTTTCTTTTTTGCCGCGATTGTTTATCTTTTCTAGACGATCATACCCAATGACCCGCGCCAACTGCGGGGGAACAATAACTTCGCCCCTCGATACAGCGATATCAATTGCTTCTTCGTAACGGGGACGTTCTACGTTTAAGCCTTCTCTTTGATTAGCAATCTCGTATGCCTTTACAAGCATCTTCTTTATATCTTCGCTGCCCGCTATCTCCACTGCTGCAGCGTTAATTACAAACGTACCCTCGTTAACTTCCATAGGCTTGTCGTCTGCAACTTTTTGCCCATCAGTAAACTGTTCCGGCTTGCCCTCTACAAAACCTGCGGGTGCAGCAGGAGGCTGTCCACCAAGAGCGTAGCCTGCGCGTCCACCCTCTGCAAATGCTGTACCGGTATAAAGCCCACCTACATCTTCTCGCGTAGATGCTTTGTTTACTGCGTAGCTACTCGCGTCTGTTGATGGATCAGCACCGCCATCTCTGTCTACTATATAACCTAACGCACGTAACTCGTCGTCTGCTAACTGTCGTGCTTCGGGTCTTGTTGAGGGAGCGACTTGTTCGGTGGACGTGGTGCTTGCCGCTGCGGCTGCTTGAGATTCTGCCCCGCCACTGTCCCGGTATCGCGCAAGCGCATCAGAAAGAAAAGTAGCATTACGATGCTTTCCTCTAACCGTTCCAAAAGTTCCTGCCTTATCCTGCGCCTCTTTTAATGAAGCATTGAATTGTTCTTGTGTGACGCCGTACCTTTTACGCGCTGCCTCGTAGGCTGCGGCATACTGGTCATTCGCCAATCCTGCCGCACCTGTCAGCTTCGCACCTTGACCGTATATGTCTATAAAGTAGCCTGTCTCCGATACATTGCCACCAACCTTAAATGCGTCATCAGCACCCATAAGGCCGCGCATGCCTGTGGTTACAAGGTTACCGTCGTCATCTTTTTCGTCACGAAGAGTACCGGCAATAAGACCGTTTTTGGTAGCTTCGATTCCGGCCATCTGCTGTTGAGACAGCCCCATTAAATTTCCTGTGTAGTTCATAGAACCGGGCTTACGACTAACTAGCATGTTGTTGACTGTCATAAGAGCGCCTGCTTTGCCCCCAGCAAGCTGCACAGCCGTGGCATTTTTAGCGTGAAATGCCATCGCAACATCAAGGCCCAACCCTAAAAGCCCAGCAGGACGAGTAGTCGTACTCTTTCCAAAAGGCGCTGCCACCTGTTTGGTAAAGGCCAAACCAACGACTTGACTTAGCATAGGATTCAGTGAAGAAACAGGAGCCAGTGCAGACTCTGTTTTTACATCGGCTTGAATGCCCATCCCCTTATCTTTTAAATAGTCTTTTACAAAGTTATCGGTCTTATCTGTACCGTATGTTTCTGTCGAAAAATCAGTAAAGTTTATGGGAAAATCGCTAGAACGAAGTTCGTTGCTTGTTTGAAAGGAGTGTGATCTAACATTAAAAGACGCTCCTCGACCCTCTCCCATGCGAGTAGTAGTGGTAGGGATAGCGTATGTATCAGTAGGGTCTTCAACATTCGGACGAACCAAACCTGCTACATCTACATCGTCACTGTCATCCTCGTCCTCATCTACGGTATCCACGTCAACGGGGTTACCAAGAGAACCTTGATAGAAGTTAACAGGTCCAGCGGTGTATTGATCCGGAGTGTAAACCTGTTGACCTACAAAGAAGTTCTGATAAGGAGTTGTCTCCGTGACTTCT